CACATTTATATCACCTACTGGAGTAGAATATAACTATGTTTCAGTAAGGCAAGGATGTCTCGAGCATAATTTATCATCAAAACTCATGTTACAAGTTGTTAAAAATCAGCGTAAAGATAATAACGGATGGATAGCACGTTTAAGTTAAATACTGTACATGAGTAAAGACTTAGAAACGGCAATTATAAAGACTCCATATAAGAAGATGAGTCTTACGGAAGAACAACTACGGGAGTTTGTTCTGTGCGCAGACCCTGTAACAGGCCCACAACATTTTTTAAGTAATTACTTTTTCATCCAACATCCGACTAAGGGTGCTATACAATACATCCCTTTTGAATACCAACAACGACTGATCAGTACCTATCACAATTATAGATTCAGTATAAGCCTAATGCCTAGACAAACGGGCAAAACAATCAGTGCCGCAGGTTATTTGTTGTGGTATGCCATGTTTGTACCGGACTCAACTATCTTGGTGGCCGCGCACAAGTATTTGGGTGCACAAGAAATCATGCAACGTATACGTTACAGTTATGAAAACTGTCCGGACTTTATACGTGCTGGCGTTACCAGCTATAACAAAGGCAGTTTAGATTTTGAAAACGGTTCACGCATAGTGAGTCAAACAACAACAGAAAACACCGGACGTGGTATGAGTATATCACTCCTATACTGTGACGAGTTTGCGTTCGTCCGTCCTACAATTGCAAGTGAGTTTTGGACTTCTATTACTCCTACATTGAGTACTGGTGGTAAGTGTATTATTACTAGTACTCCAAACTCAGACGAAGATCAGTTTGCACAGATATGGCGTGCCGCCAACAAAACTTTTGACAACTTTGGCAACGAGACCGAACTTGGCACCAACGGATTCAAAGCCTTCAGTAGTCGTTGGCAAGAGCACCCTGATCGAGATCAAGCCTGGGCAGATCAAATGCGTAGTCAACTCGGTGAGGAACGCTTTAGACGTGAAATGGAATGTGAATTCATTATTTTTGATGAAACTCTCATTAATCCATTGCACTTAGTTGAAATGGCTGGTATTGAGCCAATTGAAAAACAAGGACAAATACGTTGGTACAAGAAACCTGAAAAAGACCACACATACATTGTGGCACTTGATCCAAGTCTTGGGACTGGATCTGATCCAGCAGCCATTCAAGTGTTTGAACTCCCAGGCTTAAAACAAGTTGCTGAATGGAGCCATAACAAAACCATTGTTCAACGGCAAGTTGCTATATTACAAGAAATATGCAAGTATATTGCAGATGAAATAAAAGCTCCTAATAATGTTTATTATAGTGTAGAAAATAATACACTTGGTGAAGCTGCACTAGTTGTCATTAGTCAAATGGGCGAAGAAAATATTCCAGGTATCTTTTTAAGTGAACCTAAAAAAGGTGCAGTTGGCACAAGATACCGTAAAGGATTTACTACTACTAACAAATCCAAATTGTCGGCGTGTGCTAAGTTAAAAAGTTTAGTAGAAACAAAACGTATTCATCTTGCCAGTAAAGCACTAATAAGCGAACTTAAAACATTTGTGGCCGCGGGAAATAGCTATGCTGCTAAACTTGGCGAGCACGATGACTTGGTTATGGCAGTGTTATTGGTATTGCGTATGATGCAATTACTACAAAGTTTTGATGCTACTATTGACGCTGAACTTAAAGACACATTAGATAATTGGATTGAACCAATGCCTTTTATAATGATATGAGATTAATACCCGAAGGCGATGATTGCAGATTATTTCAAATTGAAGATGTGTTGTCTACAGATTTAGCACAAGAGATATCAACGGTTGACTGGACAAATTTCTCATGGGCCCCAGTGGAAGGACAAGAACGCACTGCCCGTAGAAGATTAAGAATTGAAACTGAACTGCAAAACAAAGTAATGGACTGCATACAAAATTCATTGCCAGCCATAAATGACAGTATAGGTACATCATTTACAATGGCTGACACCAATTGGTGGTTAGACGGGCCTGGCTATAAAATAGGGATTCACACCGACGGACACTTAAAGTCTGCAATGCAACTGTATTGGTTTGGAGTTAACGAAAATTACGGAACTGTGTTTTATAATTATAACCACGTGAATCATGTTAGACATACGTTCAAATTTAAACAAAATACTGGATATTTAATGATAAACACGCTAAATCCAGATGGTTCCCAGCCATTAATGTGGCACGGTATGCTAAATGCAGTTCCTGACAACGCATTTAGATTAACAACTTATACAATTTTAAGATAAATAGAATTATGAGTAAAGAAATTGAATCCATCGCCTCAGCACTATTTGACAAAATTCGTAGTCGCTTTCCCAATGTAACCTTAGGTGACGAATCAGCTAAGGCAACGTCTGACCCAGAAAAAGCACGCTTTTTTAATTTTACCTATGCTAGTAATACTCCTGGTGAAAATGATGACGGTGTAGATATGACTGAACATCCAGCAACAGATTTTGGTAAAATAACACTTAGTTTAATTGATGAAACCAGTTTAAAAGCCTACTTTGGGCAAAGCATGACTACAGATATGGATCATGCACAACGTAAAGAATGGTACAAGTTTTTGCGTAACCTAAGACAATTTGCACGTCGTAACTTATTAACATTTGACACACGTGATATTAATAAGTCAAACTTGAAACTACAAGATGTCAAACAACAGGCCAAAGTAGATGATGTAGCCACTACCAATGATGTTAAAGTAACAGAAAGCCGTTTGTATGGTATACCAAGCCGCCCGAGAGAAAGTGTTGCTGACCATGGTAAAATTAAAATTAGAGTAAAGCATAGTGAGCCAGTCGTGGATGAAGTACGTGGCGCACGAGCAAGAAAAATTGAATGTATTTTTCTAGAAAACGAACACGGTGAGCGTTTTAAATTAAAGCATAGATACTTGCCAGCAGCACATGCTCTAGCCGAACACTTATGCCAAGGCGGTGAGTTGCATGATGAACGTGCTGAACATATTAATAGTATGGTAAGAGAAATGGCCAGCATGAGTCATTTTGTTCGTAGTACTAAATTGCGTGAGTTCGATGATCCAGAAACTGCAGAGATGACACAGGCTGCAGTACATCATTACGATCAACTAAAGCGTACTCTTAGACAAATGCGTGGTGCACGTGGATATCGCACTTATTTTGAAACTTTTATGCCTGCAGAGAATCCCTTGGAAGAAGTTGACATTGATTCACTTAAAGAGCGTTTTGTCAAGAAAGTTTACGATGCTAGGTTTGACGAAGCATTGCCAATTGTGTATAGAGAATGGCGCCGCCAACAAGAGTCTGCACCATATGGAAATGAACTTGAAGAATGGGCAAACAACATATTTGAAACTGAAGGCGACAGTGAACTCGATGCACTAAATTATTTGTTTAGTGCACCAATTACTGTTGGCATTGATGGGGTAGACGCACTAACTGATATTAAAGAAATCATTCCCGAAATTGGTAATGACAATGAGTTGCCTGAAATAGCAGCGGCACGTGCACAAGGTCAAGGACCCGACACAGACTTCCGTGATGTACTCAAACTTTGGTTAAAGAATCATATGCCCGAGTTGTACAATAGAATTGACATTGGCACAAACAATGTTGATGATGCACACACCAATTACCCACAACCAACAAGTCCACAAGCAGCACATCCAAATGATCAATTTGGAGCAAGTGGTATGGATTGGCCTGCCGAGAATCCAACTATTAAAGAATCAGACGATTTAGATTTTATTCGAAGCTTGGCTGGATTAAAACGGTAAATTAAATTCTAAATTTTCTTTGACAAAGATAAATACATAGCGCATAATACGTTATGTGCAAACTTAAGACAATCTTAAAACATCATGGCACATTTTATAAAGGAAAAACATCATGGCAATGACATTAGCAGAAATCAGAGCAAAGCTCCAATCACAAGAAAACCGTGGAAGCGGTACTAAGCAACAAGGCGATAACGCCATTTACGCACACTGGAACATTCCAGAAAACACAACATCTCGCGTAAGATTCCTTCCCGATGCAGACACAAAGAACAACTTTTTCTGGGTAGAAAGAGCAATGATTCGTTTGCCATTTGCGGGCATCAAAGGACAATCAGATTCCAAACCAGTGGTAGTACAAGTACCTTGCGTAGAAATGTGGGGCGACACTTGCCCAATTTTAACAGAAGTACGCACTTGGTTCAAGGACAAATCATTAGAGGAAATGGGTCGTAAATATTGGAAAAAACGTGATTATATTTTCCAAGGATTTGTAC